AGGGTTAGGGTGTCCCTAATGGAAGGTGGCCGAGTGGTTAAAGGCGACTGACTGTAAATCAGTTCTCGTAAGAGTACGGGGGTTCGAATCCCTCCCTTCCAACTAAATTAAAATTAACTATGGGATTCAATCCGTTCAAATGGTACACCAAAGGTAAAAAGAAACGCTTGCCCCAAAGCGCTCACTTGTTTGACAAGATTCAAAATGGGGACTTTGATTACTCTCATTATTACAAGGAAGCGGAGGAGGCTCGTAAAGAGTACTCCTCCCTATTCCAAAAAACGTTAGATGAGACCGGCGACTATGCAGCTGCCAGATGGAAAGCAAAGATGAAGAACGTTCGTGCTTTGAAACTTGATGAAGAAGCATTTAATGATGAGCAAAAGATGTTATGGTCTCTGAAGAATGAACTACGAGAAGAGTTTGGGTTTTGTCTTTGGGACAAGATGATGACTGAAGAAGCAATGGACCTTGAAGAACTCTATGATTATTATTGTCAAGAAAAAATGCGTAGAAAAGGTTTGGATGTTTAATATTTTTTTTGTATATTTGTATATATGATTTACGACCCTAACAATGAATTGACCGATGAACAAATGACTCACCTAAGTGAGGATGAGTTCTTTGAGTATTTAGACACAAAGGCTGAGTATCTTAAACAATTTAGTAAACCACTACCAGGTTATTATATTAAACGATACGCATACACATCTGCTGAGGTTGCTGGTCATAAGATTACGGATGATGAGTATGAGAGTTTACAAAAAATGTCAAAAGAGTATAATGAGAAACGTAACGAGTGGGTTCTTGATAAACTAAAGGATAAGTTTGGAGAAGATGGGATTCAATAAAAGAATATTACCAAGTAAGGTTACTCTTCAAAATATGGTGTTTGATTATGGAGTCGCTGAAGTTGTTGGTAGGTATAAAAAAGTAGATATGTTAATTGGTGACTCCGGCTCTATGGTGTATTTAGAACAACTAATAAAAGAATATGAATCAACACTATAACGAAGACTTTGAAGATATGTTTGGTGAGATTAGAAAAGAACTTTACAAAGATGATTTCTTCAGTTTAATGATGATTGAAGATGTTGAGAAGTTTTTACAATACCTTAAAGAGCGTTTAAAGACCGCTAATGATTACGACATCTTATCAGACATATTAAAATTAACATTAGATGACTATCACCGTGATGAGGTTGATATGGCTTTAAATGAGTTATCCGATAAGGGGTTAATCCGTATGGTGGTAGATACAAATGGCAGACTTGCATATGAAGCAACTGACGAGGGACTTGTGGTCAACGATATGATTCAGTCCGCAATAACTCATATAACTTATATAGAAGAAGAACAAACAAATGAAATTATGGATATAAAGTATTCACAAGACATCTACAAAGTTACAGGTGTCGATGATGGGATTAAGTTCGTAGACCACGGAGACAACTACGAGTTCATTGTATTGCCTGCTGGTAAACAACGCGATGGTAAGGAGATGGTTCAGTTCTACCACACCATTCATCAAGACTACCACGAGGGTGGTCCAAACGGAGTATACAAATTAGTTGATGAGGTTCAACTATTTGATATGTTAAACAATAATTATAATCAATCTAAATAATCAATACTATGGCTTATTATATTGCTAAAGTGAAAGTTCATCACGAAGATGACAAAGGACGCGTTAAAAAAATTACCGAACAGTACTTGGTAAACGCAGTATCAGTAACCGATGCCGAAGCGAAGGTTGTTGCAGAATTTGAAGGCAGCAACTTAGAGTATGAGGTAACCGCGGTTATGGAAACTAAAATTGTGAGTGTTATTCAATGATATACTCAATAGGTGATAACATAATAGTAAATGTGAACGGCACCTACCGAGTGGGTGTCGTTACACAAAAACGTAAAGTTAAAAGGGGTTGGGTATATTCTGCTAATTTAGAAAATGGCAAAATACTAACCGAATGTTCGGTAAGTAAAGACTTGACCGACTATCATATTCATCGAGGTCTTTCAAAACAATTAAACAATGGTAATTGATATAAAGAAATTTAAATCGCTTAAAAAGCGAGTTCTAAAAAAATATCCGAATGCAAAAACCCAAATGAGGAATGGTGGTTACTATATCTCAGATGGCGAGGGTTCGTTTATAGGAGAGGAGTTTATGATTCCACCACAAGCTTCAGTTCAAATGGCTTGGTTTTGGGCAAACGAGTCTTCTAAGTTAAAACAAAACTTACGAAGAACACATCCTGATAAAACAGGGTTTGACTTTAACGAAAAAAAGTTTGATAGAATTTCTCGTAGAAATCGTAAGAAGTAGTTTAATTAAAGTTGTGTAACCTATTTATAAGAAATCATAAATTCTTATAATATGAAAAAGCATAACAAGCAGTGGGGTGGAACTGTAAATCACTCATACGCAGTTACCGACAGTGAGGTTCAACGGCAAGCAAAAGCTTACGGAAAACACTATACATCAATTGATTTCGGATTCAATCCTGATTTAAAACCTGAAGACTTCCCTATGAAAAACTCAATGAAGATTGGTGCGTTGATGGTTGGTAATTATGAAATTGAATTGACCAAAGCAGAGGCGGTTAAGATTATCACAACTCTTGATACTGCAATCACTTCCACTCAACAACGGTATAGGGTTGGTACTCTACAATAATTGACATTGGAAAGCAAGGACATCATATCTCGTATCCTTGAAGAAGCGGAAGCTCGTGATGTGGAATTCACAAACGAGCTTTCGACTTTTTTGGATGATGGTATTTCTTCTATCTTAGAGGATAGAAAAGAACCATACTTTACAATTGCTAAAAATAAAATCAAACATCTCATATCCCACGACAATCCGGGTGGTACGGTACGAACAATATATACCGAACAAATGGTTACTAAATTAAATGGATTGTATTTTACGTTATCTGATGATAACAAATTTGGGAAGGTCTTTATTGAGATTTGCTTAGAGAGTGTAAAAGCTGGTGAGTATTTAAATAAAGACGCACTGTCTATGTTAAACGAGATAAATAAGAGAACTCGTTAATATTTATTATAAAGGGGGTGTCGTATGGAAGATTATGGTAATTGGATTTGGGATGAGTCTGAATACAACTTCTTTATGTCTTTGAGTGACATATCTAAGTTAGAGTATATGTATGATTACTTTAATTTGGATGATGATGATGTTGTTGGTGAATTTGATTTAGAGTATGAAGATTCAAGCCCATCAACAACATCGGTAGATATTGTACTTACCAATACCCATTTCTTGATTACGTGTGATAGTGAAGAGGTAATAAGAAAAACAGTGTCTACGTTTCAAATGGATGGGTATATTATTATCTTTGAATCTAAAAAAGGTAGCACGCATTTTTACAAGTATGTTGGTATGTCGTCTCCATTCTCGATAAACTGACAATGTGTCATAAAAGATACAAATGGTCTATATATTGTTTATTTAATAAATTAAAAGAGAGAATATGTCTAAAATTATAGGAATTGACTTGGGTACTACAAACTCGTGTGTATCAGTCATTGAAGGCGGTGACCCTGTGGTTGTTGTAAACTCAGAGGGTAATAGAACCACACCATCGATAGTATCATTTGATAAGGGTGATGTTAAGGTGGGTGCTCCTGCAAAGCGTGTTTCGGTTACAAATCCGGAAAATACAATATACTCAGTAAAACGATTTATAGGTCAGCGATACTCAGAGTTAAACTCTGACCATTTAAATGTGTCGTATGAAGTTTACAATCATAAAGATTCGGTAAAAATAAAAGCGAATGATACTGAGTATGTACCACAAGAAATATCGGCGATGGTTCTTCAAAACATACGTAATTCAGTTGAAGATTATCTTGGCGAGTCGGTTACTAAAGCTGTGATAACTGTTCCAGCGTATTTTAATGACTCACAACGACAAGCGACTAAAGAGGCTGGTGAGATTGCTGGGCTTGAGGTTCTTCGTATTATTAATGAACCAACTGCTGCTGCTCTTGCGTATGGTCTTGAGAAAAAAGATACGGATATGAAGATTGCTGTATTTGACTTGGGTGGTGGTACGTTTGACATATCCGTTCTTGAATTAGGTGATGGTGTATTCGAAGTATTATCTACTAATGGTGATACTCAATTAGGTGGTGATAATTTTGATGAGGTTATAGTAGATTGGATTGTCAATAGTATAAAGTCTAAAGAGTCGATTGATGTAAGGTCAGACATTATGGCGATGCAACGTATTAGAGAATCCGCTGAAAAGATTAAGGTTGAATTGTCTGCTGCTACCACTACCAATGTTAATTTACCATACATCACAGTGTCTGGCACAACACCTATTCATTTTGAAGCTAATATATCACGAGCCGAGTTTGAAAAGATGTGTTTTCATTTAGTAGAACGCTGTATGATTCCTTGTAAAAACGCAGTAGAAGATGCTGGGTTGCTGGTTGGTGATATTGATGAGGTTATATTAGTAGGTGGTTCTACAAGAATACCATTGGTACAATCGGCTGTTGAAAAGTATTTTGAAAAAACACCAAGTAAGGGTGTTAACCCCGATGAGGTTGTTGCACTTGGTGCGGCTATTCAAGGTGGTGTACTTGCTGGGGATGTTACTGATGTTTTACTATTAGATGTAACGCCACTTTCATTAGGTATTGAAACTATGGGTGGTGTAATGACGCCTATCATAGAATCTAATACAACAATTCCAGTAAAAAAATCTCAGACGTTCTCCACTGTTTCTGATAATCAGCAGGTTTTAGATGTACACGTTTTACAGGGTGAACGGCCGATGGCATCGGATAATAGAACTCTTGGTAGATTTAAATTAACAAACATCCCACTTGCACCAAAGGGAGTTCCTCAAATTGAAGTATCGTTTGATATAGATGCTAATGGAATTATAAATGTATCTGCAAAAGACCTTGGTACAAATAAAGAACAAACTATTAGGATAGAATCTGGAACAGGTCTTAGTGATGATGATATTCAAAAAATGAAAGATGATGCTGAGATAAATAGAGAGGCTGATTTGAAACGAAAAGAGCAGGCTCAGATTTTAAACGATGCGGAATCTTATTTGTTTGAGATACAAAAGCAAATTGAAAACTTAGAATCGTTAACTGAAGACAATAAAAATAATTTAGAGTCCTTGATTTCAGACCTACAATCTATCATACCTACCAAAGATTATGATAAGATTAAGGAAGCACATACTAAGTTAGAGACTGTGTGGAATGATATAACAACACGTTTGTATGAAAATACTGGCCAATCTAAAACGGAGGATATACCACACGAGGAAATTTAACATAAATTTAACATAGGGGGCTTGTATAGTCCCCTATTTTTTTGTACTTTTATATAGTAAAATAAAACACTATGACAAACCTCGGATATTGCTGTATCAATATGACCCTTCGTAAAGACAAGATTACTACCAATCGTAGTATGATTAAAAAAACATTCCTTAAAGAAGGTATCAATAGGTCATCCGACCTTGCATTACAAAATGCTAAAGACCTTGTAGAAATTATCAAGTGGAATGAACGTAATGGTTTTAAACTATTTCGTATGTCTTCTGACTTAGTTCCTTGGGCTAGTGAGTTTCAATTATCAGAAATGCCAGACTATGATAAATTTGCTAATGTTCTTAAAGGTGCCGGTACTCTCGCTAAGAAGTATGGTCAGCGTATCACATCACATCCTGGCCCATTCAATGTCTTGGTGTCACCTAACGATAGAGTTGTAGATAACACGATTAGAGACCTTTCAATCCACGGAGAACACTTTGACCTTATGGGGTTAGAGAGAAGTCATCAGAACCCTATTAACATCCATTGTAATGGTGTCTATGGTGATAAGATGTCTGCTATGAATAGATTCATTAAGAACTTCAAGAGGTTACCTGAATCAGTCCAATCACGATTGGTTGTTGAGAACGATGACAAAGCAAGTATGTACTCGGTCAAAGACCTTATGTATCTACACGAACATATTGGTATTCCAATTACGTTTGACTACCACCACCACAAATTCAATACCGGTGGGTTGTCTGAACAAGAAGCACTTGAGTTAGCTATTTCAACGTGGGGTGATTGCAAACCATTAGTTCATTACTCTGAGTCACGTCAGTTAGAACAAGAAGGTGTGAAAGCACAAGCTCACTCCGATTACATCTACTCTGAGATTAACACGTATGGTCATTCTTTAGATATTGAGGTTGAAGCTAAGATGAAAGAACTGACTGTCTTAGATTATCTTTCCAATTTTGGTAAACACCCAAAAGGGCATAGTATGGGGAAAGCTTGATATAATTAATTTATTAATTATTTTACTGATATTTATGTCTATCAGGTTAACTTAACGGCTTGAGCTGCTTAGTGAAAACGTAGTTGATAATAAGTACAAGTCCTGGAGTTAATAAAACCAATTTGTGGAAAAATAAATGATAAATTTTTTTAATAGAAGAAATATGTTTGTATTCCTGATGTCTATTAGTACATTAGGGTTAGCGGGCTCCGCTGCATATTATTCCGTGTTTGGATTGAGTTCCTTATTTGCCGGCGCACGGACTGAAGTTATAATAATGGCCGGTGCATTGGAATTCTCTAAACTAATAATAGCATCATACCTACATAACAATTGGAAGACTGCTGGTTGGATGAAATGGTATCTTACTTTAGCAGTAGGTGTATTGATGTTAATTACATCGGCAGGTATCTACGGATTCCTAACATCAGCATATCAAAAGACTGCTGACCAATTGGGTATATTAGATAAACAAGTTCAAGTAATAGATTTGAAGAAGGGAAGATTCCAAGAACAATTAGATTACTTTAATGTAGAAAAAAAACAATTATCAGAATCAATCACCGAATTGCGAAATGGGTTATCCAACAATGTAGTTCAATATCGTGATAAGGAAACTGGTCAGATTATAACAACAACCTCATCATCTCAACGTAGGGCATTAGAAAGACAATTGTCCTCAGCAGTTGAATCACGTGATGGGATATCAAGGAAGATTGAGGTATTAACGGATTCCATTACCTCACTCGACTTACAAGTATTAGACTTGGAATCCAACAATGAAATTGCAGCAGAGGTAGGTCCGCTTAGATATATGTCTGAGATAACCGGCCGCCCTATGAATGTGATTGTGAATTGGTTTACATTACTTATCGTATTTGTATTTGACCCGTTAGCAATCTCTATGGTAATCGCATTAAATAAACTAACCGTAAAACGTAATAATTATGATGACGAAGATATTCCTAACAATATTAATTTTGATAATAACAGCAATTCTATCGTTCACCCTATTAACACCAATGCTGGTGGTGATGGGAAAGAAGTACCAATACTTCGAAATGAAGTGGCAGAAGAAAGAAAAAAAGGCGTTAAAGAAACTCCTAAAAAAAGAAAAGAAGAAAAGCAAGAAGTAGAATTTATCCCAACGGATGAGGATGCCAAAAGATTGTATGGAGAAACCCCAAAGCCTCGCAGAAAAGTTAAACATACATATCGTAATACATTGGTTAAATAAGTTTGGATTATTGGATTATTTTTTGTATATTGTATATAAATAAACAAGTTATACATAATGGATGAGTTATATAGTGGTGTTACCACTGGTGAATACAAAGCAAAATACGAGAGTATTGATGATAGTGATGACACCCAAAAAAATTATTATCGTGAGTTTGATTATGGTATTGACACTACTGATAACGTAATCTTAATACAAGATGAGATTACAAGTGGGTTAACCTTTGATGTAGTGTCTAAGGTTCGATTACTAAAAAAGATTAATGGTGATATTAGTACTATCAACATTCTACTAAATTCACCGGGCGGTGATGTAATCGAGACACTTGCTCTAATCGATTTTATGAAAACACAAGAGAGTGAGGGTCTCAAGTTTAATATCATCGTTAGGGGTTCAGCTATGTCAGCAGCCGCATTGTTACTAACGTGTGGTACTGGCGTTCGAGCGGCATCTAAACACTCTAAGATTATGGTTCACCAATTATCAACGGTTGCAGTTGGTAAGTTGAGTGATGTTAAATCAAACGCACGATTCTCCGAAGAATTAGAGAACGAGTGTAATCAGCTTATGGCTGAAAACTCTAAAATGGATAAAGAGTATTGGGAAGGTATATCTTCTTCAGATTACTTTATGTCAGCAGAGAAAGCACTTGAGTGTGGTATCATCGATAAAATAATTTAAAATAATATGTTAGACTTTTTCACAGCAGAAGAACTCGTAGAAAACTATGAGAAGTTTCGTAAACTAATTAACAAAACATTTGAAGGTGACCGACTGGAAGCCCTCAATAAAATGTACGACCACTTCGAGGAGCGTATGATTTACACACCAGCATCTTCGGTAGAACATTACCACAATGCATTTCCAGGTGGATACATCGACCACGTTCTTAGAGTGACACGTAATGCTCTAAAGGTGTATGACCTTTACTCAGAGTTAGGCGGTGTTGGTGATTACAGTAGAGAGAGTCTAATATTCACAGCACTACACCACGACCTTGGTAAGTTGGGTACGCCTGAATTAGATTACTACGTTAAGAATGATTCGGAATGGCACATAAAGAATCAAGGTAAGATTTACAAAACAAATTCAGACATCCATTGGATGAATCTAAACGATAGAACATTCTATCTACTAAACTACTTTGGTATTCAATGTACCCAAGAAGAATGGATTGGTATTAAACTTACTGATGGGTTGTATGATGAAAACAATAAAGAGTATTTCATTAAGTACAATAAAGATGATGCATTAAAAACATCTATACCATTTGTAATGCACACGGCAGATTTATTTGCCGCAAGATATGAGAATGAAAGATGGATGAAAGAAATGAACCCAATAAAATCAACTCGTAAATCAACGACCGGTAGACCTAAGAAGGGTGACCTTGGTGAAACATTCAATAAGAATGGGATTAACCAAACAAGTGTATTCGACGCGTTTAAAGATATTGTAGAATAATAGTTATGGTATTAAGTATAGTTATATTATCAATTTTAACATTAGTATTCGGATACACGACAGTAAATCTACTTCGTAAGAATGAAGCACACGAAGATGTTGTAACAGAGCAGGAAGAGTTAATCTCAGATATTGCATCTAAGATAGACTCATCAATGGCAACACTAAAAGAGATTGACAAATTAGGTTCATTTGAAGCAGATGATGAAACTGGTGATGTATTTAAGAAAATGTATGAAATAATTTCAGACTTAGAAGAGTATTATGGGACGCAAGAGGCGGAATAAAAGATATTTTACATTAATCACAGAGCTTGCGATAAACGCATATAACCGATGTGATGACCAACGATTAAAGAATAAAATCTACAATAGATTTATTCATTATCCATTTGATAAACTTGCTGAGAATGTAATTCATACATACAAGACTTATTACTTTGAAGTTCCCTATGAGGATGTTAAAGCAAATGTAGTTGCCTTCTTGAACGAAAAAATTCATAAGTTTAATGGTGATAATGGTAGAGCCTTCTCATACTTTACAGTAATCGCAAGAAACTATTTGTTTAACGAAAACAACAAGAATTACGAGCGGATGAAAATGAGAGATGGTGTTGATGTAATAGACACATCTCGTGATATTGTAAGTGAGGTATTTTTAAAGCAGCAAAAGGAAGCCTTGTCTGATTTTATGGATTACTATGTTAGATATATGGATTACAATATGTTCATCTTGTTTAATAAGGACAGAGACAGACAAATCGCAGATTCCCTAACCGAATTGTTTAGAACACGTGATAACCTTTATTCTTACAACAAAAAGGCGCTTTACATACTTATTAGAGAGAGGACTGGTGTCCAAACTCAATACATTACAAAGGTAGTTGGCAAAATGAAAATGATATATAAAGAACTATATATTGATTATTCTAAAGGAGATATTTTACCAATAACTCACCGGGTGGGGGAATTTAATGGATAAAGATAGTGAATTATTTAAAGGTAAGAGCTTCTCAGATATAATGTCTGATGTGTACTCTAACCAAAAAAAGAAAGATAGGCAAATCAAATTATTGATTGCTCAACTCGAACCCATGGTTAAGAGTTTGGGTGATGCTGCGGTGGTAGTTCCACTAATTAAGGAGTATTTAGACATATCAGTTCGTAATGATGATGCTTTAATAAAATTAGCAGCAATTGTTCAACGTATGATGAAGGATAGTAACTCAGGTTCAGATGGTGGTATGTTATTATCACCTGAAGAAAAACGTCAGTTGATGGACGCTATTGACGAAGTTGAAAAAGACTTGCCTAACCAAGATGGGGATTATGAATGAAATTAGGAACTGTAATATCGGTAAATCTATCGGATACCGATTCTGATAATTTTAACAGTATAATCGTATCCCTAACGGATAGGTCAGCTGTAAATAACTTGCGCTGTTATCCATTAAACCCAAACTCAAGACATATCCCTATTTTAGGAGAGCAGGTTTATGTTATCACAGCTAATTCAGATAATGCGTCCGCCGCAAGCCAATCTACTCGGAACTACTATACATCGATAGTAGGTCTTCAAAAGAATGTAAACCACAATGCGTTACCTACTCTAACCAATCGTACGGGTACACCAACACCTAACTTCTCACAAGTATCTAATGGTATACCAATTCAGGGTTCTGCTGATTCCGGTGTAGACTTTGGAATTGGATTTATTGAAGACTCAAGTGTATCTCAATTACAACCATTCTTGGGTGATGTGATTAATGAGGGTAGGTTTGGCCAATCTATACGATTTGGATACACACCAAAAAATACAAAGCAGAGTGATAATAAAATAAATGGTGTAGTCAACGAACCCTCTTGGAAGTCAATCGTGCCCGAATCTCCAATCACTATCATCAGAAATGGTGCGGGTAAGTCTAACGGGTACAATAAATTTGTTATAGAAGATATCAATGAAGATGACTCATCTATTTGGATGGGTTCTCAGCAAACCATTGGTTTAAAACCATCAAACGGATTTTCATTAGGGGTGATTCCACAAAACGCTTACAACAAACCACAAATCGTATTGAACTCTGACCGAATCGTATTGAACTCAAAGTCAGACTCAGTTTTAATTAGTGGTGACAAGTCGGTAAATGTATCAACTCCAAATTGGAAAGCCGATATGGATGTGATATTCAGTCAGTTGGAATCGATAACTGATGCACTATTACAATTAGCACCTGCTATAACTGCGGCCACGGCAGGACCGTTTCCAGTTCCAAGTCTTACTACTGCAGGACCTCGATTGTTATCGACAATTACACAAGTCAAAACTCAGTTAACATTAATGAAACAATAATTATATATAAACATATTTATTACCATGGATACAAAGAAACTAATTAAGGCAATTCAACTCATCATTAAAGAAGAGGTTAAGAAGGAAGTCTCTAAACGTGAGAAGTCTTTACGTGCTTCTATTATAAAAGAGATGAAGCAATCACAACCAAAAGTTGTTGAAAGAGACCCGTTGGACATTGAGCACGTTTTTGAACAAAAAACAGAACAACCCGCTAAATCATTTACTAACAATTCTATGTTGAATGAAATGTTAAATGAAACCGCCCAAGGTGGTGAGTGGAGAAGTATTAACTCAACTGGCGTTGGTAGTGGGATGTTTAATTCATCACAAGCACAATCATTTGGTGGAAGGGTAGGTCAAGGACCACAAGTTTTACAAACAGCAGAAGGTCGTGCCGTATCTACTGAACAATTACAACAAACTGAAGCAGGTCAAGCTGTGGTTAACGCACTAACAAAAGACTACTCTGGATTGATGAAACATATAAACGCTAAGAAAGGTGCTTAATGCCAAGTCGTAAGGAGTATAAGAGAAATCCATTAGACCTTAAACCAAATAAGGCTATTGGTGTAAAGTTACCATTAGGTGGTGACCCTATATTTCAATTGTCTTATACTACTGAGGACCAAGCATTATCCAATCTTAAAAACCTATTACTGACTCGTAAGGGTGAGAGGCCATTCCAACCATTATTTGGCTCGGACATTTTCTCATTACTATTCGAACAAATATCAGCAAACATAAATGTTGAATTAGAAGATTCAGTTAGAGGTGATATTGAATTTTGGTTACCTTATATTATAGTGGATGATGTGAATGTAGATACCGAGGAAGATAATAATAAAGTATCAATCACATTGAGAGTTAGAGTTACTGAGAATGGTGCAAATACACAAATAACAATACTCGTTACCGAACAAGGTAATGTTTCTATTGTCTGAGGATAGAAGATGGCAGATAAAGTAAAAAAAGATGTAAACTTAGTTGGTAGGGATTTCGGTGATATTCGTAAGAACCTAATTGACTTTACTAAAAACTATTTCCCAAATACCTACAATGACTTTAACGAGTCATCGCCGGGTATGATGTTTGTGGAAATGGCTTCATACGTAGGTGATGTATTATCATACTACACCGATGTTCAGTTAAGAGAATCTATCTTAGAAGAAGCACAAGAAACATCAAATGTATTTACGATAGCACAATCATTTGGATATAAACCAAAGTTATATGTTCCTGCTACAACCACATTAACAGTCTATCAATTAGTTCCTGCTCAAGGAAGTGGTGATAATGTAAAACCAAACTTTGACTACGCACTTACTTTAAAAGAGGGTATGATAGCTGGGTCATCAACAAACTCAGATGTTGAATTCACAACAATCAATAAAGTTAGATTTGGATTCTCATCATCATTTGACCCCACGGAAGTTTCAGTTTATCAAATTGATGAGACTACTGATGAGCCGGTATACTATCTACTTAAAAAATATGTAAAAGCCGTTAGTGGTAAAGAGAAAGAAACGACCTTTGATTTCGAATCACCAAAACCATATGACAAGATAAAGTTAACTGACGATGATGGTTTGATTGATGTTATACAAATCATAGATGATGATGGTGATGAATGGACAAAGGTAGAGTATCTTGCTCAAGACACTGTATTTGAAGAATTGCCAAATACAACTGATTACTCAATTGCTATGTCGGGTTATGCTAATGAGACTCCTGCTTTACTCAAACTAAAAAGAGTTCCTAAAAGATACATAACTCGTATTACTGATGAGGGTGAGATTGATATTCAATTTGGTGCAGGTGTATCATCAAATGCTGATGAAGAGATTCTACCAAATCCAGACAATGTTGGTTCAGCATTATATCCAGCAAGTGGTGACTTGGACCAAGGCATCGACCCATCTAACTTTATGTATGCCAAGACCTATGGAGTTGCTCCATCAAATACAACCTTGACTGTTAAGTATAGAGTTGGTAATGGTGTGGATGACAACGTACAATCATCAGACCTTACTGAATTGGTAGAACGTGTAATCGAAACTGACACATCAGCATTGGTAAGTGATGTTGTCAATGTTGTACAAAATTCAATAGCAGTCACCAACGAAGTAGCAGCAGGTGGTGGTGCATATGAAGAAGAGATTGAAGAAGTTCGTAATAATGCAGTAGCATATTTTAGAGCACAAAATAGAGCAGTGACTCGTGAAGACTATTTGTTGAGAGCATACGCATTACCACCACAATTTGGTTCGGTAGCAAAAGCATATGTTGCTCCAGACTTTCAAATCAACACTTTATTGGATGATGGGCCAGACCCAATTCCAAATCCATTGGCTATCAACTTCTACACATTAGGGTATGATTTTAATAAAAAATTAACTGAACTAAACCCAGCAACAAAACAAAACTTACAAAACTACTTATCGTATTATCGTATCTTAACTGATGCGGTGAATATTAAGAATGCATACATTGTAAACATTGGTGTTGAGTTTGAAATTATTGTTCTTCCAAATTATAACTCTAATGAAGTATTGCTTAAATGTATTGACGCTCTTAAAAAATACTTTAACATCGATAGGATGGGAATCAATAAGCCAATCGTTTTAACTGATGTTTATGTTTTATTAGACAAGGTGGATGGTGTACAGTCGGTAGTTAGGCCTGATAAAGATGGAGTAGGTGGTCTTCAAATTGTAAACAAATCTGGTGGTAATTACTCATCAAATAAATATGGAATTAAGAACGCGACTCGTGATGGGATTGTATACCCACCAAAAGACCCAACTTGTTTTGAGGTAAAATATCCTGATGTAGACATCAAGGGTAGAGTAGTATCATTATTTTAAGAGGTAGAGAATGATTTATAGAATATATCCAAATAAAGACGCAACCCTATATGAGGACACCCCTCGTAAAGTTCAAAACACGGGTAAGGATGAGATTCTCGAAATCGGTAAATTCTATGATACCGATAATACTACCTTGTTGGGTAACAGTAGAGCATTATTACACTTTGACCTAACATCAATCTCACAATCAATTGTATCGGGAGATATCGCATCACCTCAGTATAGGTTAAGATTAGAGAATATCGAGAATAGAGAAATCCAATCTAATTATAATCTATATGTGTACCCATTATACGAGGGGTTTACTGAAGGTATAGGTTCAGAAGCAGACACCCCACATAATACAACACACGTTTCTTGGGTAAGTAGAAGTTTATCAGATATGTGGAACACTTCAAATGCAACTGTTGATAGACCATCAAATCCTAATTTAATTCCATCACTTCAAGCTTATTATGATTTTAACGCAAGTATTGGTAATTTTGAATTAGTTGACCCAATCAAAGGTGTAACTGGTACGAGCCCAAAACTAATCGTATCAAATGCAAAGATGGTAATGTCATCTTCAGATTATAGTGGTGGTACAGCAAATTTATCCGCATCACTTGAATCGGGTTCAATATATAATATAGATTTTGATTTTAACCGAGGAACGTTGTCGGGTGTTGAGTTCAATGTAATAGACCCATCGGGATATGACTTGAATGATACAATTACTGGATTCCAAGAATCATTAGTAAGTACTGCAACTTACAATATGTCATTTACCGCAAGTCAAAGTGGCGTGTATAAATTACAATTTACATTCTTTGATAACAATGGAAGTAATGGTTCAAATGGGTCTATTGACAATTTCTATCTATATACAAAGGCTTCAGCAACAACACTTGTACTTGACCAGTTTTCATCAAACCTATCAACACTACCTACCACATATGTGATAAACGAGGGAATTGAAAATACCGATGGAATAACTGGGTCGGCAGTTATTGATGATTATAAATTATACTTAACATCATCAAACTATGGTGGAGCAACTTTAAATAGATTATACACCCTTCAATCGGCCGCAGGCTATACTGCAAGTTTTGATTTAAATTATGGTAATTATCCATTATACAATGGAACTGACACCGGCTCTATTGAATTTACAATTATGGCAGCCGATGGTAAACTTGTTGATGAAAACGATATTGCAGGATATTCAAAATATATAAGCGCAAGTAGTTCACCATCCATAAAATTCCAAGCAAGACAAGATGGTGAGTATATGTTCCGTTGGTCTTTCTTCGGAAGTGGAAGCGGTCAATATTCCGCATCATTAGATAATGTGAGACTTGATTCATCAGACCACGATAATACCGGCTCAAGATACAACGACTTTAAATATGACGCAAATTGGATTACAAATGAGGGTGGTGGTGCTTGGTATACTGCATCATTTGGCTCTGGCAAATCATACTACCAGTCATTTACGAAATACACCAATAACCTTAATGTAGAGGTTACCGACTATATATCCGAGTGGTTAGATGGGACAAGAACAAACAATGGGTTTATCGTTAAGAAATCTAAGACTGATGAACAATCAACTACTAAGTTTGGTTCAATCAAGTTCTTCTCCTCAGACACAAACACAATCTACCCACCAGTTCTTGAAGTTCGTTGGGATGATACCACATTCGTTACCGGTTCATTAGAAGCACTTGATACTGATGATATGATTGTGTATGTGAAGAATCTTGGAACTGAATACAAAGAATCATCTAAAGGTAAGATTAGAGTTTATGGTAGAGAGAGATTCCCTACAAGAACATTCTCAACCACATCAAACTACACTTTGGTAAAATACTTACCAACTACCTCATATTACTCGGTAGTTGATGCCGAAACGGAGCAAGTAATTATTCCATTCGATACTAATTATACTAAAGTGAGTTGTGATTCTGAGGGTAACTATTTTAACTTCTGGTTTAATGGGTTACAACCTGAAAGATTCTATAAGTTTGTATTTAGAGTTGACCAAAACGGAACAACAAAATACTTTGATGATAACTTCTACTTTAAGGTGGTTAGATAATGGCTGAAAGAGAAATCAAAAGAAATGGTAGAGGTCAGATTATATCCTATGAAATTTTTGGTGCATTGGATTCGCAAGTTCAATCAGATTCATATGGTAAGTCTGTATTTAATACCACAGGTGAATTCGGTACTAAAGTAACTAAGTTTAATCAGTCATCTTTTAATGATACAATTGATATTTCTATTTCAGATGAATTAAGAAGACCATTAAGTGATACACCATTGAACATAGAGTTGGGTGAGATTGCATTGAACTTTATAGTAGACCAAAGTTAAGGAAGTCTTATATGTCATTAGATAGATTTGTAAATAAAGACCAAGTAAGTGGGTATACCCCAACCTTTGGTAAGACTATCGAGGAATCGATTAGTACCCAAGACCTCTTCTTATCTGAGAACGAGATTAAGGGTGATTTTGATTTAGTGAATGATTTGGACTTTACACCTAATCAAGAGTTACACATATATGCTGATAATAATCTGATTCAATCATCGTATAATAATTTTATACAATATACTCAAAAAAACTCAAGACCATCGGTATACACAATTCCTGAGTTGGATTTAAGAAACAACGGAATCCAGCAAGGTTCATATTCGATGGTTTATAACTTTCATCATAAGATTGTTTCTAATCTAAAGGTCGATGAGATATCAGCAGATAGAACCGAGATAAAATTAGTATATGCTGGTAGTGGTATAACCAACGGATTTATTCCGGCAATTCAATCGGTACTAAATGATACTGGTGTAAACGCATTTGATACTAATGGTGTAAAGAAAGATATTGTTCTAAACTTTAAAAACAACAACATTTATGATATTATAAATGCTGAGTTTGATGGTCTTAGAGTGGGTGTTATTACCGAAACATTATCATACCCAACTTCAATACAAGGGGGGCAGCCGACTACATTTGTACCATTCGATAGTAGATTTGAAGGTTCATTGGGTGGTTGGAGAACTATGGTTGAGGTTATTACACCGGCGATTGGCCAATCATCTAATAACTTTGGTAAATTAACTGGTCGATTTAGAAGGTATGCACTAAATCAAAATTCTGATGGGACTTTATCTTGGCAAGCAGGTCAAAACACATTTACAAATCAAGTGCCAGAAGACCTTAATACCGCAGAACCATCATTACAATCCGCAATAAATGGTACTAATGATGTATTCGCTGAATCACTAAGTCCAAGTGCTTTAAACCTAACCTATAAAAGATTTGACAATACTATAACACAAGTACAAAGTATAATTCTAAAATTAAACCGACCATTGGGTGATGATATTGATGTTAATAATTTAGTTGATGTTGACACACGTATTATGAAGTCTTGGATTGAAAAAATTATTGCATTTCCAAGTATTCAAAACGTAGATAGACCTGACTTCTCGCAACCAGACTTCTCATTGGATATGTCCGATTACAAAGGAGCTGATGGTGTTGATTGGCAAAATTGGAACTCTCTATTGGATGTTAACGCAACTACATCACAACAACTCATAAACAAATACTTTAGTGGGTCTCTTGGAAACGTAACCTTAAATATAGACTACTCAGACTTCCAAAACTTTGTACACTTCTCTTCAGCAACCGAGCGAGTTGATAACTTTAAATACAAAGTACAACAAATAGAAACCTATGACGCACGTATAAACACATTGGAACGCGTAAGTGGGTCAGATGCACTTACAAACATATCACAATCAATGGTTCGTAGAGATAGAATCATTGGTGGTCTCGATGATTTCGAAAAGTATCTATACTATGATACTGACGCAAATATATATACTCATTGGTCTTCTTCTGATTATACAATAGAACCATACCCAAAACAAAGTACGTATCCACACGTTCTAAGAAGTACAACTTCAAATGAAGGTGTGAATTGGTACAATGGTGTATACGCATCCGCCTCGTTATACGATGAGTTCAA